TGGACCGGCGCCACCATCGAGGTATACGGCGAAACCTACTGGATCAAACTCCGTGAAGGCCGTGGCAACCAGATCACCGGCTTCGTCCCCATGCACCCCAGCCTCCTCCAAATCTTCAGGGACACAGGCGGAGAAGAAGCATATAGGTTCCTGGGCCGGCCAGGTGTGGTGTTCTCGCGAGCAGACATCGTCCCATTCAGGGAGTTCAACCCAGACGGCATCATGCGCGGCATCTCCCGCCTAGAACCACTCCGCTCAACCCTGTTCAACGAGGATTCCGCCCGCCGGTCGATGCAGGCGACGTGGAAAAACGGCGCGAACATCACGGGTGTCATCGAAAGCGAACGCGAACTCGGAACCCTTGGACGCCAACGCGTCAAGATGGGCTTCCAGTCCGAACACCAAGGCACCGGAAACCACGGAAGAGTCCCAGTCCTCGAAGACGGCGTCACCTTCAAACCGATAGACCCCTCCAAGGCCATTGATATGGCCTACCTCGAGGCCCGCCAGCTGAACCGCGAAGAAGTAGCCGGCGTCTTCGACCTCCCGCCGTCGTCGTTGCAGATCATGGACCACGCCACATTCTCCAACATCACCGAAAACATGCGCTCCCTCTACCGCGACTCGATGGCTCCCCGCATCGAGTTCATCGAATCCGTCATCAACTGGGAAGTCGGGCGGGAGTTCAACGGCCCCAAAGTGATGAAATTCGCTGTCGCCGAAGTCCTTAGAGGCGCATTCGAGCAGCGCGCCGATGCTGTCGCGAAACTGGTGCAGTCCGGCGTGATGACCCCCGCCGAAGCCCGCCAGTTCTTCGATTTGAACGTCGCCGGTGCGGAAGCCGACAAACTCTATGTCCAAGGGGCGATGGTGCCGCTCTCGCAAGCCGGCGTCGCCGGTCCTACAGACAGTCCAGCCGTCAACTCCGATAACGGGGCCTCAACCCACGTCCCGGCCCTCAACGGGCCTGGGGGCACCCAAGTTCCGTCTGCGCCTGTGCAGAAGTACATGCGGGAGATCGGCGCCCATGTAGGGCGTGGCGAATCAATCCAAACCGCGGCCCGCTTCCTGATCGACAAGACCGGCGACACCGATGGCGTGCGTGAGGCGTGCGAGTTCCTGTTAGAGAGGCGAATCGCGTGAACGTGATCCAAAAGAACGCAACCGTAGCGACGGTCGAATCCGAAAACCCTAACGGCGAGTTCGAAGTCGTGTTGAGTACCGAGGCTTTGGATCGGGACAACGAGAACCTGTGGGCGCAGGAATGGAAAACCCCACTCCCCGCCAAGATTCACATCGACGGCGACCACGGCCGCTCCCTCGACAAAACCGTAGGCTCCGCGATCCCGCGGATTGAGGGTAACCGGATGATCGGCAAAGGCACCTTCGCCGGCACCCCCTACGCACAGATGGTGCGGCAACTGGTCAACGAAGGCCACGTCAACACCGTCTCCGTAACCTACGCGGAGTCGAAGAACCAGAAAGACAACAGCATCCAGCGGGAACTGTTGAACGCCGCGTTCGTCGCGATCCCCGCCAACCCCGAAGCAGTCGTCCTCTCATCCAAAGCCGCCGAGATCGACAAGGCCGACGGCGGCATGAGCGCATCAGGGGATAACCCAGATGTGAAGCACGACGACATGGTCCAAGCCATCCACGACGCCGCCTGCCACCTGGGGGCGCAGTGCGCCAACGAGATCGAAGCCGACCCAGGAACCGCAGACGGCGCAAATAAAAACGCCCACGTACTTGATCGGGAAACCTTCTCCAACATCGAGGAGAAGATCCGCCAAAAATCTTCCAGCACGAAAGATGCTGGATCGCCGGAAGAATCGCCCGACGATTCACCCGCCGAAGCCGCTACCAAAGCCGCCGCTGATGCGCCCGCAGAGGTACCCGCCGAAGCCGCTGAAAAGTCCGCCGATGACACGGCACCAGAGCGACGGGCAGCACGCGCCCGGTCACTCGCTTTCCTAACCAAGCAATCTTCTTTTAGGAGTAATCATGCCCAGTAAGGGTGCATTGGCGCAGCGCAGCGAGGAGCTGCGGCGCGAAGTAATCGAGAAAACCAAAGCGTTCGAATCGGATTCGATCAACGCTCAAGAGTTCGACTCCTTCATGGACAAGGCGGAGAAGGAGAACACCGAGATCGAGACGGCGATCCGCACCTACAGCAAGGCGCTGGGGTTCACCGGATCAGCCGACCCTAACCCCAGCGGTGACTCCGCCGACGTACAGGTCCCGGACCACCTGAAGAAGTATCAGGAGGGGTTCAACCGCATCAAGACGGCGGCGCGCCCAGAGTCGCGCCGGCAGGAAGCGGTTTCGTTCGAGTTCGGTTTGAAGAACGCCGCCGACGAAATCCGCATGAAAACCCAAGGTGTGACCGGCCTTTCCGGTGACGCCGCATCAGGAACCACAACCCCGTCCGCCCTGGCGAACGGAACGTACTTCCTGACTGGTACTGCGGGTCCGTTCATCGCCCCGGAGTTCATCCCTCAGATCGTTGACCTGCGGTTCTACGAGAACATCATCGCCAGCTTGATTCCGAGCTACGCATGCGACTCACCCGTTGTGACGTATGTGCGTGAAGCGTCGTGGACGAACAACGCTGCGGCCACCAATGAAGGTGCGACGAAGCCCACTTCGACTCACAGCTTCCAGCGTTACACCGAGCAGGTCGGCAAGATCGCCAACCTCGAGCGGGTCACCGACGAACTCATCCAAGACGCCGGCCTGGTCTGGTCGCTGATTCAGCAGCGCCTGGTGATGGGTGTTCAGCGTGAGGAAGAAGTCCAGCTCCTCGCAGGCGCCGGCTACCCGGGTGTGAACGGAATTCTGAACCGCACCGCCGGTTTCACCGCGCCGCAGACGATCACCGCGGTCACCAACCTAGCTGTCCCCACTGCGGGTACCGCTGGTTTGGGTGCCACCAACGCGACCGTCGCCTCCGTGGTTCCGGGCAGGGCGGTCGTCGGCACCGGCTCAACCGGTACAGCGCCTACGGGTGTGCAGATCGCGGAGGGAATCCTTCAGGCCCTCACCGACATTCGGGTGTTGCACTTCTTCGAGCCCGACGCCATCGTGATGAACCCGCAGGACTACCTGACTGTGCGTCTCGCCAAGGATCTGAACAACCAGTACTTCGGTGGTTCGATGTTCGGCCGCGACTACGGCTGGAACCAGGCTGAGGGAACCCCCCAGGCGGTTTCGGTGTTCGGGTTGTGGGGCAAAAAGGTTGTTGCCACACCCGCGATGCCGCAGGGCTACATCCTGGTCGGCGACTTCGCCGGCTGGAACCGTGTCCTACGGCGTGGTGGTTTGCGGGTCGACATGACCAACACCAACGGTACCGACTTCGAGCAGAACTTGTGGACTGCTCGGGCTGAGGAGCGCATCGGCCTGATGGTCGAGCGTCCTGAGCTGTTCGAGCTGCTGGTGCTGCAGAACGCCCCGTAACAAACAGCCTTGGAGGCGCAGCGATCCTGCGCCTCCAAGGTCACCACTTTGAAGGAGAATCATGGGCCACACCACGCGAATCTCTGGCTATGAATGGGACCGCGGCGACGGCGCCAAAGAAGTACCCGAAGGGTATGACCCATCGGATGAGAAACTCGTCACGAAGTCGAAAGTCGTTGAACCCGAGGACAAGAAGCCGGTTTCAACCACGAGTACAGCGAAAACCAAAGCCGGGTAAGTGACATCCCCAGATGTGCCCCCGGACACTGAGGAGTACGTCTACCGGTATGTGACCACGTTCCATGAGGACGCGGGGATGGGTGTTCCGGTGGTGGATTCCGAGTTGACGCAGATCTGGATTAGGCAGCCATGACCGCACCGCAGCCTCCTGGTCTGCTGACTTCTACTGACCTGGCATCGTTTCAAGCGTCGGACCCGGATTGGTTTCTGTCGGTTGCGGGGGACACGATCCGCAACTTCTGCCAGTGGCACATCTATCCGTCGATCACCGTGACGGAGTCGGTTCCTATCCAGCCTGAGGGAACGATCATGCTTCCTTCCCTGTATGTGACTGGGGTGCAGTCGATCACCTTGAATGGGTTGACGTTGAACCCGTGCGCCTACCACTGGCACCAGGCCGGGTTTATTAACCGTATTCAGCACCACTACTTTCAGTGGCCGTTGTGGCCGTTGGAGTCCGAGCAAAGGTTCCGCGAATACCCTTCGCCGCTGGCGCGGTTCGCGGAAGTTACCTACACGCACGGGTATCCGACGCTGCCGCCCATCATCGCCGGAGTTGGGATGGAGTTGGCGAACAAAGCACTCGAGCTCCCATCGGGGATCGCCACCCAAATCAGTTCGGGCCCGTATTCAATCAGTATGGGCGCGTTGGGTTTAGTGCTCACCGACGATCAACGCCGCCGACTGGGACCGTACACCCTAGTCAGGTTCTAATGCCCGTCTTCCCGCTCGCAGTTGAGATCAAGCACCAGATATGGACCCAAACCGGGTTGGATGCGCACAACAACCCGATCGGATCACTGTCTGATCCGATCCCGCGGATGATCATCGGGATTCAACAGTTGAACGACGGCCGCGTCGACCCAATCTCCATCGAGTACGTCGAAAGAACGATCATCGACCTCCTCCTCGAGGTCCCCGACCCAACGTTGTACAAAAAGCTGGACAACGTGCTGGTAAACAACGGCACCGAATGGCTCACCTACGAAGTCCAGAACCGGCCCGTCTCATGGTCGAACGGGTTGCCGTGGCAACGCTACAAATCCATTTTCGGCGGCACCGTACATGTAAGGCGAGTCAACTAATGGGCTTCGAATTGACCGAGGAACAGCACCGCCAGATCCGGCACATGCCGATAGTCAAAGAGCACCTCCGCGCTAAGGGAGAAGAGATGCTCGAAATGGTCAACGATATGTGCAAAGAAGAACTCAAGTCGAAGAAGTGGCAAACACGCCCTAAGACAGGGCATTTCGGTATCGTCATGTCGGAAGATCCCGACAACACACGCCCAAGACTGTATGTGCATCCCGTTGACGGGCACGGCATCCGCATCGAAATGACCCATCATGTCCTGTTGAAAGCCGCAGCGGCGATGGGCGGCCGATGACCTTCGGGCCGACCGTTGATCCGGTACTTCTCACCCCCAACATCGAAACCCTGGCTATCAACTATCTTCAAACCGCTTTAGCCCCAATCCCAGTCACCACAAGAGTTCCCAGCCCATCTATCGACGCGGACACCGTGAATGGGATGTTGCGGGTTGAGGATGGGGGTGGTTCGAAGCCGAACCGATTCCAGTACGACAAGCAGTGCATCCTCCTCGGGTACAGCCCCGAT